TAGAGGCTCGGGGAATGATGGATCGGCTATACGGACAGTCAATCAGAGATTTATTTCCCAACGAAGATGAATGACAACCATCATCGGGATTCAGGGCGACGGCTTCTGTATAGCAGCCGCTGATTCCCAGATTTCCGATATAGAACCCGACAGTGGTCTCATCACTCAAATTGTCAGTCTGAAGGAATCCAATAGCAAATTAGGCACGAATGGCCGCTACATAATGGGGGCAGCGGGCGATTTGCGCGCCATCAACATCCTTCATCACGCATTCAACCCACCTGCTCCAGCCCCAAATCTCAAGGGAAAGAAGCTAGACCAGTTCATTACGGCTAAATTTATTCCGTCTTTGCGGGAATGCTTTGAGTTGCATGGATACGCGCGCCCTGATGGTGAAGATAAGTCGCACATTGCGGAACATGCCTCCACGATTCTCGTCGCTATCAACGGTGCGCTCTACGTCATAGACGGCGATTACTCATGGATATCCGACTCCACGGCACTATTCGCCATTGGTACGGGTGCCCAGTATGCGCTGGGAGCCATGTTCACCCAATACCCCAAGGGGAAGATGGGTCTCCAGACGGCAAAGCGAATCGCCGCAACAGGACTCAACGCCGCTGCGAAGTTTGATCCGTATACGGGTCCGCCGTTCAATACGCTCGTGCAGCACTACGGTAAATCAGATAAATCCAACGGGAAATAACCCAAGTACAGGGCATAAAAAAACGCGCAGTTCTTCCTTCCACGGATAGCGAAGGCTGCAATGCTCACAAGCACCAGATACAGGAGAGAGAGACAAAACCCATGAACTACCTCAACGCAGGCTGCGGAACCCACTATGCCAAGGGCTGGGTAAACACGGATACCTGGGTAACGAAGGACACGACACCGGACGTACAGGTGAAGCCCGGGGAGCCGTATCCCTTTCCGGACGACCATTTTGACGCAGTGTTCCTCGGGCACGTGCTGGAGCACATTCCATGGAAGGAAGTACCGGTCTTCCTCGACGACATGAAGCGGATCGCCAAGGACGGCGCGCCATTCCTCGTCTGTGGTCCGGACGTATACAGAACGATCCACAGGTTCGCCAACGGCCAGGAGCCTTGGTACATGGTCCAGTCAGTCATGGAGCATCTGGACGTACAGGACACGAACGTGCCGGGTCTTGAATGGTGGGATGGGGCGCATCACCACTGGAATTGCCACCATGAGCGCGTCTGGAAGCTCCTGAATTCACTGGGTTTCACCAATCTGACGGATGCATTTGACATGATCCCGAAGGACCCGAACGGCAAATCCTGGACGAACAACGGCATCAAGTGGCCGGTGGTGGGGCACTACCACTGGCACTTCGCCATCCTCTGCACGAACACGAAGTAGCCAGCACCCACTCCTAGGGTGCTGCCAATTTTTGTGGTAGTACTTCTTTTTGGGCATTTGCATTGCCCGTTTTTCAAAGGAGTATCGCCATGGACGACCATAAATCTGGCATAAAAAAATCAGGCAATAATAATTCCCAACCATCCAGCGGGTTGTCTATACAAAGATTGAATTGGTTTGACAATGCTGCGTGCAAGGGGAAAACAGAGTTGATGTTTCCCAAGCAGCACAAGGACATCACCTACATCGCAGAAGCGAGGGCGATGTGCAAGTCGTGCCCGGTGAAGGCACCTTGTTTGGAGTACGCTCTGGAGTTCCCACCGGCAGACATGCACGGAGTATGGGCAGGAATGACGAGCAGGCAGTTGGCGGCGGAGCAGAGGAAGCGGAAGATCAAGCCTGTTCGGCCCACCCTTGCGCAGATGTGGGGCGATTGAGTTCGCGGTACGCCTGCCTCGTCTTGAGGTAGTGCACCAGGTCGGAGAAGGGACGAATCTGATCCCTGTGGACTGTGAGGAAGGTGTCCTCTATCTTGCGGACATGGTCGTACTTTACGACGGGTCTCCATGACGACTCGGTGGACGCAGGAATGACGATGATCGCACCTGTCTGCTGGGAGACGAGGCACACTGCCAGTGGCTTGGGGTTCTTGCGCCGCCAGCCCGCCTGGGTGTCCACAAATGGACGGGAGTAGGGAAAGGACGAGGGGTCCCAGTCGAATTCATGGGTATTGGCTTTCACCTCAAGCCAGCCGTTGACCTTGTGGAGGACGACGTCCTGCTCGTTCTGGAACCTGTGCCGGTCGTAGATGTTCTTGCGCTTCTCCATTTGGGTGGCATGGCACGGCACGTCGTGCTGGTTCAGGATCTTGGCGACGTACTGCGACCATGAGTGGCCGATCTCCAGTTGCTCAAAGAAGAGTGCTTCGTTCTCAAACCAGTCCATGTCCAGAGGCTACTGGCTCTTGTGTACGGGTGGCAAGCACCGGAAAGCAGGATTCCGAAAACCGAAAAGGGGGGAAAAGAACCAGACGAAAGGGGAAAAGAAGCCGAAAGCACAAGAGGGGAATGGAAAAAGAGCCGAAAAGCTTGCGCCCGTTCGCCATTTTGAAAATTTTCCGAATTTTGTAATTACGAAATACAATTTCAACTGATTCTAAGATTGCACGTCTCACAAAATAGCAGCGAATCTATTGACGTTATTCTTTTGTCGCACTGTTTTTGCCCGCAAGGCTGGAGCAACGTCTCTCCGCGCAGGTACGCAGCGACTTCTTCCTGCACCGTCGGGATGGAATACTGGGCACTTCCGGGCGCTGGTATCCCCTTTTCTGCGCGTATGAACTCCCAGGTCGCGTACAGGACCAGTTCGTTTACTGAAACACCCAGTTTGGTTGCGCAGTCAACTATCTCGTTCTTTAATTTGCCTTTTAGGCGCAGTGCGATGCCCGTCCAGCGGTCGGGGAACTTCGTCTTTGAGGACTTACGCCCCATCTCGCTCTACCAAAGTCTTTATATACGCCGTCAATGTCAGATCGACCGCATCAGCCTGGCGTATCAACTGTTCCTTGAATTCCTTCGGAACGCGCAGGGTGAGTGTCACCACTGGCTTGTCTGGCTGGCTGACTGGTCTACCCGGGTTTCTGCGCACGGGCAGAACCTACTAGAAGACCAGAGACCTCACCGCAACTACTGTCAGGGCAATGATGGCAACCTTATTGACGAACCCTAGAGCCCTGGAGAACGCAATAGCCCAGATAAATGTTGTCGACATCAGCAACAGAAAGATCTGGAATGCGTTCATCCACCACCGTCAATCTTCTAGGTCGGGAACGGCATATCTCCGTTCGTCAATTTCAGAGACTACACGCTCATACGTGCGGACGAATGCATCTCTGTCTGAATTTGTGTGCATATGGGTGGCCGCTTCGCCCAGAGCCTTCATCGTCTGGCGCAATGCCTCCGATACCTCAACTGTAATTGGCACACCAGAATTGGTGTCTCTTACTATGGCAATAAATTTACCCCAAGCAGAAACGGCGTCTTCAAATGGGGTGTAATTATTACGCCTATTTAATGTGGTGCGACGTACGTCACCTGGCCTGGGCATGAACTGCGCATTCACCGCCAGGTGGACGAACGCCGCCCGAGCCTCCTTGAACCCCAGATCGTGCAGGATCCCGTACCAGGCTGCGTAGATCGCCTTCAATCGGTCATCGTCATTCGGCAACTGCTGGTTATACGTGGCATATGCCTGTTCTACGAGCGTTGCAAGCTCAGACTTGGTCATCTTCCTCCACCGTCAATCAGAACGGCTCCTCGGTATTCTTGGTTGAATTTATCCACTCTGAGCGCGCGTTCTTCTTGCTCTTCTCGTAGCGCTCAATGAAGCCTTCTGTCTTCTCTGCATCCCTGAAGATCAGGCTGATGTCGTTGTAGGCCTTGTTTGAGGGATTCTGGCCCATGTGCCATGGGGAGAGGGCACAGCCGTCTATTGCCTGGCGGCAGGCTTCCATTCCGTAATTGGCTATTGCCCAGCCAATACGTGAGGAGCGCTTCTTGTCTAGGATGGGATTGCGCTTTTTCATGATTTCCTTCCAGTAGCCAAAGATCTCGCCGATCTGCTCGGAAGGGATCGTGGAGGATTGTGCGCGCTGTTGCCTGGTATGCATGTTCGGCCCGCGCCGCCCTGTATTAGTCATAGGACACCCCTTTCAAGTACTCCCTCCGGACGGTTCGTCCGGGTGACCAACGTTCCGTGATGATCACCCGACAGGGGGTCCCCCGTCCGGAAGGAGTGATGTCAATCTATCAGCAGGATATGCGATCGACAACCTCAAGACAGAATTGGTACAGAAAAAGTTTATATAGAAATCCCAAATCCCATTTACGTTTTACCAAACCAATTTGGCAAAACGAGACCCATTACCCAAGGTGAGTAACTACAGCCCTATCTTTTTCAACCACGGATAAATACCGGGGAGAAAAGAACTGAAGTTACCCCCTCTTTGGAGGGGGTTCGGGGGAACCTTTACTTTTTCAGCGTTTCGCGCAGGGGCGACCTGAAGCAGACCTTCCGGTTTTTGGAAGGCTTTTTGGGCATGCAGGTTCCTCGCGCAGTGTGGCCACGCTGAACTCGTACCTATTGGCACGAGATGCGGGCAACATAGCAGACTCTTCCACCACCGTCAAACGCCCAACGCCAAAATCTTTGTTGTTTGCAGATCTTATTTACACGCGCACCAAGAAATGGCACGCTAAGATAGCGGGGCTTGTTCAGAGGGTTCCCCTTTCCCCTCTGGAAAGCGCTAGTAAAGGAAAGCTCCCGGGTTGAGCCAGCGGATTAGGTAGGTGGTCCGCCGAGCTCCCCGGGAGTTTTTCTTTTTAAACGGAATTCGTTACGCGTTTCGATCGTTGCGGAACAGAATGTCCTCAATCCTCACGAAAATGGATTGCCTGATCGGCTTCCGCCGGGCATGGCGTCGGGCGCCATCCCGCGACGATTCAAACATTCCCGAATTTTTATGGCCGGGCCGGCCACGCCCTGCAGGATGGTTCGCGGAACTCCTCTTCCACTGATCGCGGAATTGGGAATTCTTCTGCATTGACTTTTGTTCGATCCCGAATCCCAAATCGTTCACGACGATCCGGTCGTGCTCGGACTCGTGGATCCGCATCGCCCCCAGCTGCCTGGTCGTGTAGTTCATTTTCTTGATCATCCGGCGGTAGCTGAGGTGCATGCGATACCAGTCAATTGCCTTTGAATCAAAGAACCAGATGACCAGGAACACCGCATGCAGCGCCAGGATCAGGATGTCTCTCTTCGTCATTTTTGAATTTCCCTTCGTTTTGTCAGTGCTCGACCAGGTCTTCCACCACCGTCAATTACTTGAGGGCGTCGTAGTCAAAGGGCAGGTTGAACCAGCCCCTTTCCCACATGATTCCCAGTGCGCAGTAGCCAATGATATCCGTGAACGTATCCGAAATTGACTCGTTGGACGGTTTCTTGTTGCTGAGCAGCAGGTTCTTGAGGCGTGCGATTTTGTCATGAGTCCTGATCACCAGGCCGTCCCGGCCAAAGCGGGAAATCGCCGATTTTCCATAATCTCGCTGCTTGCTGCAGAGAATCCTGGAGATCGTGTCCGCCATGTCAGAAACGTCGTTTTTCGTACGGGGGATGTCGATCCGGCGGATCGGTCCGATCATGTCCAAAAGCGTCATTTCATCAACAATCGAAAAAGCTCCGAAATCCATCCCGATGGCGCCAGAAACACTTCCTAAATTTCTCCAAAGGTAGACCCAGAACATCTCGTCCAGGTCCATCACCTTCATGGAGTGCACCATTACGTTGAAATAATCATCCAGAACCCCGAGGAGGTCCAGGGTGGTATCCATGGAATCCTCGTTTTCTGGGAAGAACTCGACACTGGCCGATCCAGGAAACTTGTAAATCGACTGATTTCGGACATACGTGTCGAGGAGATTTGCAGCTTTGTGCGCAGAATCAAAGATTTCTCGCACTGCGATGTCAGCTGCCTGGTTCCAGGTGCGCGGACCGGCGGGATCCATCTCTTCCACCACCGTCAACATTTAGAGCCCTCCCATCTGGCCCGAGTCAAGCTCCGACGTCCAGTTCTTGGGCGGGTTCATCTCCAGCTCAAGCCTAATCTCCGCCGCCATCTTTTCCAACTCGTCGACCCACAGTTCCTCGGTGCGAGCGGAAGTGAGCCCCGCCCCCTCAGGCGCCACATCCTCAAGTTTCTGCTTGATCACGTCAATGGAGTATGCAGCGATTACATGTTTCTCCGTGGCTCCGCGCATGAGCACCGGGCCGGGCTCACCATTCAGTGCACTATCGGGAACGTGGACAACCGTAACCGCATAGTTGCCTTCCGTGAAAATGAAGACAACGTTTGTTTTCTCCATTTCCGTGGCTTCCTTGATCTGGCTCTCGACCTCGTCCGCAAGTTCCGGGCTGACTCCAGACCTCCTCAGCATTTGGCTGAAAATTTTCTGACTCTGCGCAGAGGCGTCCTTGTTGTAAGGAACCCCCTTGAAGCTACGTCGATTCACCGGTTCAAAAAACGGATATTCATCACCGTTCTCGGATCCTGGACCCATGGTCATATCTCCTTTTTTCTGGATCAAGTTTCTGATACTAAGTCCAGTAGGAGTTCTCGTTTTGAATGAATTCAGTTGAATCCCGTGTGTCGATGTCTTCGGCTGCCAATTATGCATTTTCATGAAAGAATACGATCCTGCAGGCGCTCGGATCCCGAGATAGCTGCAATCCAGTTGATCGGAAAATCCACAAAATCAAAAGAATCCAGTGGCCTTGAGATCCTGGACTCCAAGCAGCCAATACAGAGCATTCCGTCTCCAGACTGGAGTCCTGCCTCGTGCACCCAGACATGGTTTTCAACCATGTAGTACTCGTTGATCAGGAGTGTATTGACGCCGCAATCTATGCAGTCAAACTCTGGGAATTCATCTGGATTGATGTCGTCTTCCACCACCGTCAAGTTTACAGAGTCAAATTCAGGTTCGCAACCCGCGTTATCCATCATGAGTGGAAATCCCACACCACGATGAACTGGTTCTCCGGGTTCTTGGCGATGCGTTCCTCCATGAACCTGGTTTCGTTCGTGAACTCCTGAATATCGTAGAAATGCTGGTTCTCAGTCGATGCCCCAGAAATGAGTTCCAGCAACTTCGTGGCACGGAACAGCGACAGCGACTTGGTCAGGCGCTCTTTCTTCTGCTCGTCTGTGTAGTCCTCTGGTGCTGGTCCATTAAAGGACGAGAAACTGAGTTCGGGATTCGTAGCCAGTTCGCCGACGGTGTAGTGGCCGACCTGCCTGATCAGGTCATCAAACCGCTCCTTAGTGAACCCCAGAAATGTATTGACTGTCTCCGTGAACTTGACGGGGTCGTCCGCGTAGCAGAGAACGCTGCCCTCCAGTAGATCTGCCCAGCGTCCACCGTGCTCGCTCCAGTCAGACCATGACTGGTCATTGGCATGGGCCTCTGCCTTAGCAATCGCATCTTCCCTATCTTCTGCCTCTACGGCTAGTAGCACCACGCTGTGCACTGTTAGTTCCCTTTCTGGAGCCCTACTTACTCAACAGTCAATAACCTACCATGATTTTCACATGAGCACAACCTTTGCTAGGGATTCATCTGACTAGTTTCCGTGTCGAGAGTTCGATGTCAATAGCGCTCATTTTTCCGTTTTTTGAAACACCAGCTGCTCTTCCGCCACCGTAAAACCGGGGGACTCCGCCAGGGCGAACATATGTTCGTCTAGAGTCCTCCTCATGGACAACAAAACAAAATTCAACATCCACGTCGAGGCACTTCAGCAATTCATAAAAAGAGAGAATCATTCAAAGATCCCGGCAGCTCATGTCGAAATCTTTGAAGAAAAACCGATTTCTCTCGGTGCCTGGGCCGGCTACATCCGTCAGCGTTACCGCAACGGTCTGCTCTCTCAGGAGAGAATCGTGAAAATCCAGTCAATTCCGGGCTGGCAGTGGGGCCCGTTTCAGCCAGGGCCGTCGACGGACACAAAGAGAAACGAAGAAATTCGTGAGATGCGTGTGCGTGGCATGTCCTTGCGTGAAATCGCCGATGAGTTCGATCTGTCCCGGCAGCGGGTTCACCAAATCGTGAAGAAACTCAACATCTAATGAGTCTTCCGCCACCGTCAAACAACGGGAAGGGTAATGATGATGAGATTTTCATCAATCTCTACCACCAGCTGTTTGACCGCACGAAGGACGGCGAGGGATTCGGGAGGGAATCAGTGAAGTACAGCAAGCCGCAAACAGGAGCCCCGTTCGGAACGTCGCCGAGCGGGGCTCCAGTCCGCCGGAGCGAAACAGCAGGGACGGCGATGCTCGGAGCGGTCGTCGGGTTCTGGTTGCTCGTTGGCGTCGTGGCAGGAGCGGTACAGACCATCTTGTATGTGTTCAGACAGGCAGGCATCAGCGAGTGGTCGCTGTCCCCCTGGCAATCCGTACTCGTGTCCTGCGTGCTCGTGTTCACACGATTGGCAGACAGAGCGATACTCGGCGCACGTCGCTAGCAACAGCAGCAGCAGCACGCCGTGATTCATCTGAACAGAGAGCAGCAGCACTAGCGCAGCGACGAGAGCAGCGACGAGAGCAGCAGCACGCTGCGACAAGCTTTCGCTCGTGAACGCTGCGATGAGAGACTGCCAGCCACCCTGCGCCGTAGTCACGCCACTACTCGTGACCGTCGCAGGGTGGCTAGAACCGGACGCTCGTGCGATGAGAGAGCAGCACGAGCAGCAGGGATTCATCTGATTAGAGAGCAGCGCACCATTCTTCGATGTTGGGG